TGCTCTACGAGACCGCTCTTTTGACTTCTGGATTTAGCTTGGATGAGCCGGCGTCTTTTGCTAAACGCATCAACAAGCTTATTGAGTTTGGTCTCAGCATCTCTAGCGAGGAGGCTGGAGAGCCAGAGACCACTTCTCGCTCTGAAACAGTCACTGCTCAGGCCGCCGAGATGGAGGAGATTGATTAAAGCAAGGCGAAGGTTTTTCGTCGAAATTATAAAATTATTGAATGGTCGGAATAAAGCTTCCATCCATTCATCACGTTAATTCACTTACAATGACGAACCAAGAGACCTTTGCTTTCCAAGCTGAAATCAGCCAACTGATGAGCCTGATCATCAACACTTTCTACTCGAACAAGGAAGTGTTTCTGCGTGAACTGGTGTCTAATGCCTCTGACGCCTTGGACAAAATTCGCTACGAGTCGCTTACCGATACTTCCAAGCTGGATGCCGAGAAGAACCTCTTTATTCACATTATCCCGGACAGAGTCAACAAGACCCTTACTATCCGCGATTCTGGTATTGGCATGACCAAAGCTGATCTCATTAACAACTTGGGTACCATTGCCAAGTCCGGCACCAAGGCATTTATGGAGGCTCTTCAAGGAGGTGCTGATATTAGCATGATTGGCCAATTCGGTGTTGGCTTCTACTCTGCTTATTTGGTCGCTGACCGCGTTGAGGTCACCACCAAGCACAATGACGACGAGCAGTACACCTGGAGCTCTGCGGCCGGTGGTCACTTCACCATCACCCCTATTGCCGAGGGCGAAGAGAAGATCACTCGTGGTACTTCCATTAAGTTGTTCATGAAGGATGATCAGCTTGAATACCTTGAGGAGCGCCGCATTCGTGACATCATCAAGAAACACTCTGAGTTCATCGAGTATCCTATCTCTCTATTTGTTACTAAGGAGGTCGAGAAAGAGGTCCAAGATACCGATGCTGCTGCTGAAGATTCTTCTGAGGATAAGCCCAAGGTCGAAGAAATCGAGGATGAGGGCGAGAAAGAACAAAAGGTTAAAAAGGTGAAAGAGTCGGTCTCCGAATTCGAAGAGCTAAATAAGACAAAGCCCATCTGGACCCGCAACCCCGACGACGTCAGCAGGGAAGACTATGCTGCTTTCTACAAGTCGATTTCCAACGACTGGGAAGATCATTTGGCAGTGAAGCATTTTTCTGCCGAGGGTCAGCTCGAGTTCCGTGCGCTGCTATTTGTCCCTAAGCGTGCGCCTTTCGATCTCTTTGAACAAAAGAAGAAGAAAAACAACATCAAGTTGTACGTCCGCCGTGTCTTCATCACTGATAACTGCGAGGATCTTATTCCCGAGTGGCTGAACTTTGTTAAGGGTGTTGTGGATTCTGAGGACTTGCCCCTGAACATTTCTCGCGAGACCCTGCAGCAGAACAAGATCCTGAAGGTCATCCGCAAGAACATCGTCAAGAAGTGCCTCGATATGTTTAGCGAAATCGCCGAAAACAAGGAAGATTTCAGCAAGTTCTATGAAAACTTTGGCAAGAATCTCAAGTTGGGTATCCACGAAGATTCTCAGAATCGCGACAAGCTGGCCGAGCTGCTCCGCTATACTTCCACTTCATCAAAGGAGGAATCGATCTCACTGAAGGACTACATTACTCGCATGCCTGAAGTTCAGAAGAACATCTACTACATTACCGGCGAGTCTCGCAAGGCTGTTGAGACGTCTCCCTTCTTGGAGATTTTCAAGAAGAAAGGCTTTGAGGTTCTCTTTATGGTGGATCCTATTGACGAGTATGCCATTCAGCAGCTGAAGGAGTTTGAAGGCAAGAAGCTGGTCCTTATTACGAAGGAAGGACTTGAGCTAGAACAGACTGAAGAAGAAAAGAAACAGGCAGAAGAGGAAAAGAAGCAATTCGAGTCGCTTTGCAAGGCAGTCAAAGACATTTTGGGTGACAAAATTGAGAAAGCTGTGATCTCCGAGCGTATTGTCGACTCCCCTTGCTGCTTGGTCACAGGCCAATTTGGCTGGTCGGCCAACATGGAGCGCATCATGAAAGCCCAGGCGCTACGTGATACGTCAATGTCGCAGTACATGTCTTCGAAGAAGACCATGGAGCTAAATCCTAACCATCCCATTATCCAGACGCTCAAATCCAAGGTGGAGGCTGATAAAGAGGACAAGACTGTGAAGGACCTGACACACTTGCTCTACGAGACCGCTCTTTTGACTTCTGGATTTAGCTTGGATGAGCCGGCGTCTTTTGCTAAACGCATCAACAAGCTTATTGAGTTTGGTCTCAGCATCTCTAGCGAGGAGGCTGGAGAGC